ACTAAAATTCGTCTTGCCTGATCCATTTGGACCATATATGATACCATTCTTTATGACACCATCTTTAATCACAGATCTGTTAAACTCATAATTGGTAGGATTGGATAAATCCCACTCAATACGATTGGCAAATCCTCTATAATTTGTTACTGCAAATTTTGTTAGCATATTGATTTTAACTTGATTCAATAGCAAAGATACGTATTATTTTGATAGTTCCGTAATTTTTTTACGATAAAATCAAAGGCTAATCATTGTTTTTTCTGAACGGGTTGAAATCCGGGTCTTCATCTTCATCAACCACTCCGGTCAAATAGAGATTGGTGTTAGCTTCATCCTGCCAACGCTCAAAGACCACGCGGTCGGCTTCATCCTGACGCTCACGTTCTTCGGGTGTCATAGTGTCACGTTGGGAAGCGATACGCTTGTCTACTTCCTTTTCTCTTACCCTTTCTTCATCTATTTCTTTGATAACTTCATCTATGGAAGAGTAGCAAGCTTTTGCATAGCTGCATTCTGCACCATCATACTTAAAAGTAACGACTTTATCAGTTTCACTTATTATTTCGTATTTCTTCTGCTTTTTCATTGCTCTATCAAAATAATTCTGTAAATACCATCTTCCTCTATTCTGCGTTTTTTAACCAAGAATTTCGTCCGCCTATCGAACATAATTTCATGTTGGTTTTCTAATGTAAAGATACCATTAAATTCCGATATTTTACTAATATTTCGCCCATTTTTACTCTGAATTTCAAAGATAACCCTTTTATGGCTTTTAGGTACTCCGGCATGGGAAACAAACTTTCTTGGAGTATCTTCATACAGGCTGGAAGACACAAAACCTTTATCCGAAACCACGTCACCGATACGGTCCAGAAAACGTTCCTGTAGCTTCTTCATGCTCATGGTTTCACCACGATATACAACACCTTCATGTTTGGGGAGTTTGGCAAGAGCCTGACTTATCAATGTACTTGCCACATCCACATACTCATCGTCAGTACCATTGCGAAGCCTGCGATTAATTTCACGGCTGGTGGCTCCTTTGTTGGTTTCTCCTACAGCCTGTGTGTAGGCATTTACAGCAGCCTGCTGTACTTCCAGGATATTTGGATAAGTCCGGTTGTAATATTCCACACGGCTCATGGCAAGATTAGTCCTACGTTTCCGCACAAATGCTTTCTCTGTCTTGTTATAGACATTTACCTTGAAATCTTCACGGATATACTTCCCATTATCCCGAATGAAATAAGGGGAGTTATCCCAGCTTTTAGTTCGATGAATATTATCGTTTATCCACTTCTTGAAGCTGTCCGGCACATCTTTCACTTCGTTCACACTTTCAGTACTTGCTTCACTACGTCCGTCCCATTCCCAAAATTCTTCTTCTGTTTTGAGGATAGGAATTTTATAGCATCTGCAATTAGACCCCCAAAAGCATTTCCCATTGCGACGGATATACATGATATGGTTTTTCTCCAAAGTAAGGTCATATACAAACCCATCGTAATGCTGAATCTCTTTATGGAACACTGTCGCCGTGACGGAATAGCATTCACGGATTGAATAACAATTGTAGTTTGAAGTTATGATACTTCCGTTGCTTTTGTGCGACACTCCAGCCTTGTTCACTGAAAAGGACGGACGATTCCCGGATTTCAGAATAAGCTCAGACAAATCCCCTGCCATACGTTCAGATACGGTAAAATAGAGGATTTCATCCTTGTCTGACTTAAACTCTGTTCCATGATTACCTACAAAAGATTTGCATGGTCGCCTGTATCCATCACAAAGCATAAAGGCATTAAGAAATATTCTGATCTGTCTGACAGATGCATTCTTTATCGCAGACGGTATAAATTTATGGGAACACTTGCCGAATATTTTCAGATAATTCCTTATTGGAGTACTATAAAATGCAACTTTTTGCTTGTCTAAATGTGGCTCAAATCCGATACGCTTCACGCAGTTTACAATTCTGTCCCGTGCAGGCTCACCTTCTTGTTGGGAGATAACAACCCCGGCGTTTCCCATTGTACTTCCGTCTGAAAGCCAATACCCCATAAACTCACAAAACAGGTCAAATGGTATTCTGATGTCGTCTATCTCATAAAATGCAACATCTTCCGACTCATATTCGCATCCTCTATAAAAAGCCCCTTTCCCCTTTGTGTACTCTTTAGCTTGGCAGTTCTTTATCCTGCCATCATTCTTGTTTAAATAAACCATATTATGTTCCGGTGTGACCAAACAGTCCAATGATTTATTGAAAAAGTGTATCATGTCACCATTATATCGGTAACACTGCCTATTCGTAGACCCTACCCACTCAGGTGTTCTGTTAGTAGGATTCAATGACAATATCAAATCATCATCAAATACATCTTTAAACAGTTTCCACCCTCTGTTTGTAAGCACTTCGCTGTCATCGGAATAACAATTCGGGTGCCAACCAACCCAAGTAAAATCCTTGGGATATTTCCCGGCAAGGGATTCGCATACAGTGCAAGGAAACTCTCTTCCGGAGCGTTTGATTTCATAACCTACCACAAAGTCCATTTGCTTCCAACGCTCATTTTCGGCGGTCCGGTAAGCCATATTGATTTCAGACCGAGCCAACCGGATAGAACGGTATTCACAATCTTTTAGATGTTCTGCACTTCCGTACTTCTCTTTGTAGTCTTTTTGGAGCGATGGAAAATCAAGGAGGTGTTTGGATATTTGCTTGCTTAGGGCAACGGCACTTGTTCCTTTCTGAATAGCACAGGAGATGGCGGCTTCCAGTTCCTCCTTGTAAACGGTGGACTGTTGCCAGAGTTTAGCCGATACATCAAACCCTCTGTCCCTGCGGTTCTGAAATGCTTTCAAAGCATCAGAATTGGTTTGATAGAGAACTTTGTACTTTTCTTTATCAATAGTGGCGGTATAGGCTTTCAGAACCTTGTCAGCCATCAAATCTTGTACCTCATTGCTATTCTTCCACTCATCAGAAGTACCACGATAGATAACAGACCGAATATCATCTACGAACTGAGCTTGAATGTCCGCAATAGACTTCTTGGTTTGCGGATAGTCAGAAAACTTGAAGACAGTACCAATGTCGGCATCATATTCAGTATTCAATGCAATCTTTGCGGCTTCCAGATTAAGAGTATCGTATATCTGCTCAACAAGGGCAACATATCTGTTTAGCCGGCTGTTGAGTTCCTGATATTTCTTTTTCTGATTCGGGATCTTAGGCTTTGACATATTGGTCTGTTTTTAATCTGTTTTCTGAGATAGTCAAAAAAAATACGGGGGTAAGACAAAAAAGGTTGTTCTATTTTTAAGATTGGCTCATTTTTGTCTTGAACTTGTCACATACGTCACGATTAAGAAAGCGACTGGAAGTAAAAAACGGGCAACGGCACATGAAGAACTCACCTTTCAAGTTCTTCTCGTGCCGGTCATATGAATGTGCACAATCCCTGCAACGGTATGAGGACATGTTGGAAGGTGTCGTCTTTTTTGCCATGATGTTTATTCCTCAATCCTGTCAGGGGCGGGCATCTCCAGCAGTCTGATAGCCTTGATCGTTTTTCTACCTTCTAAAATAGCCTTGCATAATCTATGGTACCCATCTGCTATTTGTCCTACTTCATCCAATATAATAGGGTAGTCTAAAGAACAATCACGAACACGTTTGCATTGAAAGATGAAGCTATGAAGCTGGCTGCACTCAAATGGCTCAACAGTCAGGTCTATATTCCACAGTGGCATATCACGTACTGGGTATTCCTTTGCTTTCGCAAAATCATAAAGTGTCCGGGCTTTCCAGATCTTGTTCCCACGGAGATATTCGCTTTCAGCGAAAGTCATATTATCTATTGGTACTTTCATGTTATTTACTTATTTAGCAAGGTGCGCCAACGTTACAGACATCCAACGCACCCGTTACATTTTCTACACGTGGCAGATAGTCTATTGAACAATCTCCCAATCATCGGCAAACACATCGCTAATAGACGGAACCCATGAATCAGCACGCCCGGTGTTCTCATTGTAAATAAGGCATTGACTAGTATAGTCAATGAAACCTTTGCCTTTCAGAATAAGGTCTTTTGCTGATTGCGGAAGAGATTGCATCTTTGGAATAATGTCGCTATCAATGTGTGCCGGAATTTGCTTCATGACAAACATTTTTGGAAGGACATCTTGTGGAAAATTTAACCTAGCATATATGCCATATTCTGCATAAGAAGCCTTGTCGTATGCCTTAGCGGCTTCTTCCTCACTTTCAAAACGCCCCAAATGTTTAGTTTTACCGTTTATTTGTATAGAGGAAATCCATTTACTCCTACTTGTATCAAATGACACACCTTTATACTTGCTTGTTGAGCCACTCTTTGATGAGCTATTTGCAATATTTTCTCTTGGGGAAACAAAACGTAGATTACATAATCTATTATCCAATTTATTACCATTAATATGGTCTACAATACGTCCTTCTGGAATTTTATCAAATAAAAAATTCTGCAATCTATAAGGGCGTTTGTTACCATTTATCTCAAATGAAGAAACGGCATAGCCCTTTAAGTCTTTCATCCACGTGTGCTTAGAAACTTTCTCGTAAAAGACACCATCTGTTACAGCAACACTTCCATCGTTAAGTAGAATATAAGTCAAGTCAAATTCTTCATTATATTCAACTCTTTCAAAAGGTGTGTACTTTGGATATTCTTCAATATGTGGAGGAAGATAATCTATGTTCCAACCGCTTCTACGAATTGGATAACCTGCTTTGAGAGCCATAATAGCCATACCAAAATTCATCTTTATTACTTTTGCACCATCAGAACCTTGCATACGCTGTATGCGAGTATCAAGAAGCCGTATATAGTCGAACATTGTACAACACTGCATTTCCAGTAAACACTTGTTGTATATATCATTAACTACTTCATCCATTTTTCCTGAATCTATGAAAGCGGCTAACTTTACATATCTTCCATTGAGTTCTTCGGCTTCTATCTGCATACGGTCAACTGGTGTTTCTGCAATCTTATATGCCTTTTCAAACACATCTTTCGGGCTCCAACTTTCGTACTCATCTTCATAACGGACATGATAGCCCTCATCATCGAAATTTTCCGTTGACGGTTTTTCTCTAAGAAGATGTTTCCCCCACGCATCACCTCTTGTCATAGGTTCTGCTTCAATCTGTTTTGTTCCAATATACTTTTTCATATATCTGTAGTAATTTAATTATTCTCCAGGAGTATATGTACCGGTAATAGAGGCAGTGCTGTCATCGGTCAGAGTCGCTGTGCCGGTAATGACTGTACCTTTGATAGTCAAGGCTATTGATTTGATTTTTGCACCGGCATCGCCTTTGTTTCCTTTCGCTCCAGCAGCACCTTGTTCTCCTTTATCTCCTTTGGGCCCAGTTTGTCCCTGTTCACCTTTATCACCTTTGGCACCAACTACACCTGTATCTCCTTTCTGCCCTTTGAGGTTCTTAAAAGCGAAATTCAGCTTGCCTTCTTTCATTGTTACATCCACAGAAGGTGTACCTACATTTGCATCAACGCTGGCGGTTGCCCCGGTTACGGATGAGCCATTACCACTCGCTTGAGGTAATATAATCATATTAGCGGCAGTAACAGCGGTAGTACTGACAATGCGAATCATCATCCCGGCAGGTACACAAAGGTCGATTACCCGCTGATAGGGACCGTGAAGTGGAATCGCATCATAGGCACTTGGTTCCATTTCAGGCATGTGCCGGTAGATTTTTAGCGGTTCAACATTTCCGTTGTCTATTTGAATTACACAATTGCCTTCAGAGGCGAAATCTGCGACAAATACGCCTTCTTGTTCTTTAAATACAATATTTTTCATATTTCCCATATTTGTTATTTACTATTCGGCACCTTCAAACAAGTTGTTCATCCTTGCCTGTCGGTCCGCTTTGTTTTCTTTTTGAATATGGTTTAATGTTCCTTTGGGATCATTGGAGTAACCTGCCATTTCGATGGATTCAAGCTGGCTGAATATCGCTTTGCCTCCATTCCCTTTCATACATCTGTTAATCAGCGCGTCCTCATCATTCTGAATAAACGGAGTAATGACATGCTCAACTTCTATATTGTCAATCTCATCAGCCCATGAAGTATTCATCATTTTCAGAAATTCTTTGATGACATTACACTCCCGTTCAAAGAACTCTATCCAGGCACCTGACTCATCCCCGATTTTCAGATGGGCGTCAGACAATATCATTTGTCTGGCATCAAAACCTATGTTACCAAGACTTTTCATGTTTTCGAAAGATAGGTCTGGCATCTGGGCCTGCATGAAGAAAAGCTTGAGCAATGTATCCACATGATATTTCAGGGCTTCTATGGCCTGGGTCCATGAAACATAAGCTATGTCACCGCCATTCTTTAGACGGAACAATCTGCGGGCCTCTCCCTTGTCCTCGTCACCGACAAGTTCGCCTGTCACTTTCAATAAGGGGGCGGAATTGTAGGCTATCACGTCTGAGTTACGGGAGAGCGTGTATTCAATTTCCTCACGGATATGCTCTAGTCCATGAAAAACAGGAGCGGGGCGGTATGCATAAACTCCGGGAATCTTTTTGAGGATAATCCTTTCGGGATCTGTAACAGCAATCCAGCTGGCTTCCCCCTGTTGTTTCCACTTGTAATGACGGTCAGCGGTATATGTCTCAAAGAAAGTGACCTCCTTATCCTTTATCTTCTTCTTATATTCGAAGGACATGGCGATCATGTCTCCCCACTCGTCAAACAAGGGATATAATCTAACCCCGTCCATCGGCGAGTATGTCTTGCTTTTCAGCTTATACTTGCTGTTGAATCCGTATAGTGTGTTGGGTCTCTCTACCACATACCAGATGGTGAAAATTTCACAGGATGCAAAATAGGCATTGCCACGTCTGATGTTTTCGGAATCTATACGGGCATATTTATAGATTGCTTCAATAGCTTTGGTTATCTGCTGGCGTTTTTCATTTTCTTCCGTATTATGGTAGACACGTCTGACGGGAATAGCGAAAGCGAATTCCGTAATACGTTTCACAAGCAGTTTCTCCAGACCAAGATGAATACGCGAAGCCGGCTCGACTCTTCCATCAGATTTTATTTTGTCTTTACGAGAAAATTTATCAGTTACAATTTTATGTCTGGAAGGATCGTAATCTTTCAGCGACTTGCTCCATTCCGGCACATCCACTGATTTTTCTTTCAAATCACTGATAATGTCAGAAACAGATCTTGTACTGTCAAGGATTGTGGTAATTTCGTCCATTGTTATACTGTTGTGTGGTGCAGCTTCGCACCGCTTGTTTTTTATTTGGATAGGAATTTATTCACGAAATATACTTGTCCTTTGCCGGTTACTTTGGTCGTGGTCGTGACAAGCATGGTACCATCCGGCTTGTTGATAGTGGTTTGCTTCAGCTCAAAAAGTCCCAATTTCATAGATTTCTGCGTCGGCTGATTGTAGTAGTCACCCTTTTGACAAAGATAACCATTCTCGCGCATCCAGCTAAACAAACGGTTCTGACCGATATTCACCCCATTTTGTTGTAATATTTTAGCCAGTTCAGCAATTAAACAAGAGCGATGTGAAGTTGAGACAGCATCAGCAAAAAGGACTTTAGGAGCATCTTGCTGAATTTTCTGCTCGGCAACTTCTGCTTTTTGTTCGGCTTCAATACGTTTTTGCTTTTCTTCTTTTAAATTGGTGGCAAGCTGAATCAAAAAATCAGGTGAGGTCAAAGCCTTTTCAAGTGTTTCGTTGGTCATGTATGCGCCATGCTTGCGAATTGAAGGCAAAACTTCACTCGTCACCCACTTACGAAATGGCTTTGCCTTTTCGCTGTCACTGCGAATTATCACATCATATAAACCGCTTTCGGTTATAAATGTAACTTGTTGATTTCTACCTAACGAATCTATGGTGTCCATTTGGCGGACATCATCTTCTTCAAGCCTTGACCTGACATTTCTTGCGTTAGCAATGCCTATAACACCGCACACATCTGCCAAGCAAAAGAAAGGTTCGTTATTCTCACTCATTGCAATTCTTACCTTTCCGAATTGCTCATTCTCAAAAATTTTAATTGTGTTCATAATGTAGTTCCGTACTCCTTCATACGGTGGTTAGTTACACATAATACTGCTCCAAAAAGAAACCGGATAATACAATACGCACTACCCGGTAACGTGAAGGAGCACGCTAGCACCAAATGCTATGTCGCAAATATAATTATTTTATTTGAAAAACAAATAAAATAATATTTGTTTTTTATTTTATCTGCCATCTTAATATTGAAACAAATGTTGGCAAAAAATACATAGATATTAGGTAAAAATAGTTTTCTTGACGAAATGTTTACATCATTGTATATTAATATTTTATATGCTATTTTATGGAAAAAATCAAGAAAATAATTTATACTATTTATAATTTTAGCTTATATTTTTTTATTTATCTATTTGTTAAGATCGGAA